TGGACGGGTTTTAAGAAAAGGAGACAGCAAGACTCAGGCAGTTCTTTATGACATTGCGGATGATATTACGCATTTATCACGAAGAAATTACACGCTGAATCATCTTATCGAAAGAATCAAAATTTACAACGAAGAAAAATTTAATTACGAAATAGTTCAAATTGATTTGGGGGAAAAATGAGAAAGAAAAAGAAAGAAGAAAAAGAAGATTTTTTGGCAGTGATTAAATTAGTTTCTGGCGAAGAGATTATTTCAACTGTAACCCCATGTGAAGAAGATGATCGCACTCTTTTGTTATTAGACAGCCCAGTGATGTTTGAAAATATAACAATCAGAAATGGTGGCATGGGAGCAATTAAAGTAGTTCCTTGGATTCAAGCAGCCACTGATACGATATTAATACTTGATATGGATAAAGTAATTACAATGTCTGAAGTATTTGATAAAGAGGTAATTCGTATCTATAATCGTTATATGAATGATAAAGACAGAGAAACCAATGAATCTGTTGTAACTAAAGATATGGGATATCTATCTACTGTAACCGATGCTCGTATTTTTCTAGAGAAACTATATAAAAAGAAGAATAACAATAATAGCTAATATGTCTCTTAACCCTTAACAGAGTTATTGTACACATATTTCGTTACGTTGTCAAGTCCCCATTGGCAATATTTAATATTCTGTGTTATAATTAACATAACTAGCGGAGATCGTATGAAATGCCTAGAACTAGAAAAAGGTCGGAACATTACGTAAACAACAAGGAATTTTTGAATGCAATTGTCATTTATCGTAATCAATGTAAGAGAGCAGAGGAAGCTGGTGAAGACCGACCTCGTATCACAAACTATCTTGGAGAGTGTTTCTTGAAGATAGCAACACACTTATCATATAAACCAAACTTTGTAAACTATATGTTTCGTGAGGATATGATCTGTGATGGTATTGAGAACTGTGTTCAGTATATCAAAAATTTTGATCCAGAAAAATCTTCAAACCCATTTGCTTATTTTACTCAAATCATACACTATGCATTTCTACGTCGTATTCAAAAAGAAAAGCGACAAATGGATATCCGTGCGAAGATAATTGAAAGATCTGGATTTGAGGAAGTTATGTCTGCTGATGGTAATTTCAATGCATCCGATTATAATACAATCAAAGAAAATATTCAAGCAAAACAAAATTCATGAAGGTTGCAATTATTACTGATACACACTTTGGTGCTCGAAAGAGTAGTCAAGTTTTTCATGAATTTTTTCAAAAGTTTTATGATGATGTATTTTTCCCCACTTTAGAAGAAAGAGATATCAAAGCTTGTATTCATATGGGTGATGCATTTGATAATCGAAAAAATATAGACTTCTGGGCATTGAACTGGGCAAGAAAAAATGTTTATGATAAGTTTAAAAAGTTAGGAGTTAAAGTATATCAGTTGGTTGGAAACCACGATGTATATTATAAAAACACAAATGAAATCAATTCAATTGAATCTTTACTCGAAGACTACGATAACATAGTCCCTATTTCTTCTCCAGACTCATATAAGATTGGTAAATCAAATTTCTTTATGATTCCTTGGATCTGTCCTGAGAATTATGATGAGACAAAAAGTAAGATTAGTAAAACTAAATCTAAAGTTGCTTTTGGTCATTTAGAAGTTAATGGATTCTCAGCTCATAAAGGATATGTGATGGAACATGGAATGGATAAATCATTCTTTGACAGATTTGAAGCAGTTTATTCTGGACATTTTCATACACCATCAAATGATGGAAAAATTTTCTATCTTGGAAATCCATATCAAATATATTGGAATGATGTAAATGATCGAAGAGGATTTCATATCTTTGATACTGAAACTTTAGAAACTGAATTTGTAGAGAATACTTATACTATTTTTGAAAAAGTTTACTACAATGATACTAATCCAACTTTATTCAATACAACTAAATTTAAAGATAAATTTGTAAAAGTCATTGTTCGTAAAAAAACAAATCAGTTACAGTTTGAAAAGTTTCTTGATAAGATAATTAAAACTGGAGCGATTGATGTCAAGATCGTTGAGAATTTTGGTATTGATGATGAAGAGGTCGATTTTTCAAAAGATGAAGGTGAGGATACATTAACAATTTTGAATAAATATATTGAAGACTCAGATTTTGAATTAAGTAAAGAGATTGTAAAAAATTTAATGAAGGAGGTCTATCAACAAGCTTGCGAACTAGACTAATGTTTATTTTAACCATCTTAGGACAAGAAAGAGAGGGAGCATATGCTGTTACAGATCCTGATGGTGAAAGAGCATTATACCTTTTTGAGGAGGAAGATGATGCTGAAAGATACGCAGGCTTGCTCGAAGCAGAAGACTATCCAGAGATGACTGTTGTAGAAATTGAAGAAAGGGTTGCAATTTCTGCTTGTTACGAGTATAATTATAGGTATGTGATTATTAAACCTGATGACTTTGTGGTTCCACCAATAGATTATGATAATATTCAAACAGATAAGATGGCGTAACTTTCTTTCTACAGGAAACCATTTTACTGAGATTGATTTTCAAAAAGCACAAACTAACTTAATAGTAGGAACGAATGGAACAGGTAAAAGCACTGTTCTAGATGCTCTTACTTTTTCGCTGTTTAATAAACCTTTTCGTAAGATTACTAAATCTCAGTTAGTTAATGCTGCCAATGAAAAGGATTGTGAAGTTCAAATAGAATTTTCAACACCTAATTATGATTGGAAGATTGTTCGTGGTATTAAACCAAATAAATTTGAGATATGGAAAGATGATGAACTTTTAGATCAAAATTCTGCAGTAAATGATCAGCAGAAGTGGCTGGAAGAAAATGTATTGAAGTTAAACTACAAGTCCTTCACACAGATTGTAGTGCTAGGTAGTGCATCTTTTGTTCCTTTTATGCAATTGAACGCACCGAACCGCAGAGAGGTCATTGAGGACATCTTAGACATTAAGATATTTTCTGCGATGGGTTTAATATTGAAAGAAAGAGTCAGGTCTACGAATGAAAGAATACGAGAACTTACAATTAAAAAAGACTTAACTGAAGAAAAAATAGATATGCAGAAGTCATTTATTAGTGACTTAGAAGAAACTGGTCGAAAAGATATTGATAAGAAGAAGCAAAAGTTAGAAAATATATTTGTTGGTATTGGAACTCATCGTCAAATCATAGAAGATACTGATAAAAAATTAAAAAGTATCAATGATGACATGGAATCGTTTGCAAATTCTAACAAAAAGTTACGAAAATTAGGTAACTTAAAAGGTAAATTATCCAATAAAGTATCCAACATTACCAAGGAACATAAGTTCTTCAGTGAAAATGTAACATGCCCTACATGTACCCAAAATATAGAAGAATCGTTTCGGTTAAATAAAATTAACGAGGCAGAATCGAAGGCAAAAGAACTCAAAAAGGGTTACGAAGAACTGGAGTCTGCCATCAAACTCGAAGAAGATCGAGAGCAAACTTTTAAAAAATTAACCTCGGAGGCCACGAAACTCACGCATGAAATTTCTAAAACCAATACAAGGATTTCTGGACTTGAAAATCAATCCAGAGAACTCGAACAAGAAATTCAAACAATTACCGAACAACTTAAAAACCGAACTGCTGAGAAACATGCGTTAGAAACTCTACTATCACAACTCGAAGACCTCCAAAAAGAACAATCTGAATTTAAAGAAAAGAATGCATATCATGATTTTGCACATTCTTTACTGAAAGATGGTGGTGTCAAGTCAAAAATTATTAAAAGATATCTTCCATTAATGAATCAGCAGATTAATAAGTATCTGCAGTTGATGGATTTCTATATCAATTTTTCATTAGATGAGGAGTTCAAGGAAAGTATCAAGTCACCAGTTCACGAAGACTTTAGTTATGAGTCATTTAGTGAAGGTGAGAAGATGCGTATTGACTTGTCTCTTCTTTTTACTTGGAGAGATATTGCCAAGATGAAAAACTCTGTTAGTACTAACTTATTGATACTTGATGAGATATTCGATAGTTCACTTGACGGATTTGGAACTGATTACTTTACTAGAATTATTAAATATGTTGTAACCGATGCAAATGTATTTGTCATATCACACAAGACAGATGAATTGGTTGACAAGTTTGACAACATATTAAAATTTGATAAGATAAAAGGATTCAGTAAACTTACCCCTTAGAACAATGAAAGTCCCTAATTGGCAGCATCATTCCAAGAAGGAACAGAAACGCCACCTCAAACCACAAGCACTACGTCAAGCAAGAAAACGACGTGGACAGTTATTAAAGTGTCTACTAAACCCTTCCAAGCGGAGGGTTTTGGAGTATCATGGAGGTATAAGATAAGAAAGTCCAATGAACGTCAACCACGAAATCAAATCACAACTCGCTAAATTACTTGCTACTGAAGACCTTATTGTTGAGCACAAGCATGTAGAGACAGCATCATTCAATGTCCATGACCGTGTTCTTACACTACCTTGTTGGGAGAAAGCAAGTAGTCTAGTTTATGATATGCTAGTGGGTCATGAAGTTGGCCACGCATTATTCACACCTGATGAGGAGTGGTGGGTAGATCATCAAATCTCACCAGGCATCGTGAATGTGGTTGAAGATGCTCGTATTGAGAAGTTGATGAAGCGTAAGTATGGTGGACTTGCAAAGTGTTTCTATCGTGGATACAACGAGTTACATGAAGATGATTTCTTCAAGTTAGAGGATGAGGATGTAAATGAGATGACTCTACCTGATCGTATCAATCTTCACTTCAAGTTAGGTAACTTCATTGATATTGATTTTTCTATTGAAGAGAAGCATTTTGTTGCAAGAATCGATCAGTGTGAAACATTCCAAGATGTATTAGAAGTATCAAAAGACTTACACGATTTCTGTAAGGCAAATGATGAGAAGAGAAAGCAAGAGAAAGTAGATGATGCTGAACCACAAGGTATTCCATTTGGTTCAAGTGATTCATCTGATAATAGTCCATCAGATTCACAAGAGGGAACAGATGAAAAAGATGGAGAATCAGAAGGTGGAAAGGTAAAGACAGAAGAGACTCAGACCAAAGGAGATACACCTCAAGAGCCAGCACAACTTCAAACTGGTGGTTCTGCAAGTTCACTCGATGGTCAATCAAGTCTTGATGTAAAGACAGACAAATCACTTCAAGAGTCACTT